AAACTGATTCGGGAGGGGAATTGGTTCAAAAGATGCCGATGAGTATCGTGCAAGAAGCCGCAGACGGTTTGCCTGATGTTGAAGTTAAGTCAAACAACTTTTTCCCGTGTTTGAAAATGGAAGAAGTCGATACTCGTGAACTCATGGGTAAGAACATCACTTCCTTTCTTTCACATGCGATTAGGCAAGCGGAGAGTCTTTATCACTGGGCCAATACGTCGATACCAATAATCGCGACGACTAGTGACAAGGTCGTTAATGGTATTGGGAGACTCCAACATGCTGCCGAAGTGGGTATCCCGAAAGTTCAGGTTCTTCGTATCGAAGATGACAAAGCCGAGTTCGCAAAGATAATGCTGAACCAATTGTCAATGGACTTTGATTTAGAAGACAAGTACGCAGATGTCCTCAGGTACAACTCTTTCAGAAGGGCATCTAACCGACAAGAGTTTCTTATGCCGACAATGTGTTGTGATCTGATTATGGCTACATCTAAATCCGGTAAGACTCAACGCCCAGCATCGACGTTTAATCCTGAAAACCAAAAGCATGTCATGGCATGGAAGCGTTGGTATGGGGAGACCGTTTTAGATTTCGGGGCAGGGCTTTTAGACAAGTCAATCATTATGCGTGACGTCATGAACGTAGATTGCGTTGCCTTTGAGCCGTACTACACAGGAGGGAAGGACTCTGGATTCGACATAGAGGCAGCGAGATATATCACGGATGTCTTTCTTAAAAGGGTCGCTGAGGGAACTGAATTTGACGCGATTTTCCTTGCTTCTGTCTTAAACTCAGTTCCTTTTTCAACTGATAGGGAACACATAGTAAGCCTGGTGAGCGCTTTGGCGTCTACCGGCACAGTCGTATATGCAGGGGCCATATCAAGGGCCTCAGATCGCTTCCTTGCGGCTACAGGAGCGAAAGACAACATATCTAACCATGAAACACAGTTTGATTCCTCATTTTCGGCTGGATATGAGGACGGAGTGGTTGTTTCTGACCTAATGAAGCACCCAAAGGCTCAAAAATATTTCACTGTGGATGAATGGCGAGAGTTGTGGAGTTTAGGTTTCTCGCATGTGGAGTCATATCTTTATAAACCAAATCAGTTGGTTCAGATGGTTGCTCGTGATCCCTTGCCTATTAATTCGTTGAAACTAGTAGAAGCAATCAAGTTTGAATTTGATCTTCCATACCCTGAAGGATCATTGGACCGAGTCGATCAGGCATTAGATGCCTTCTCAGCCAGACTTGAAATGGCCCTCTAGGATAAGGGTATGCCTTACCGAATAACAGAAAGCCATCCGAAGTGTTCGGGTTACGCCGTCGTGAAGAAAGATGGCGGTCGTTTAATGGGATGTCACAAGACAAAGAAAAAGGCACAAGCACAATTAACTGCACTCAATCTGAATGAAGGCGGGCCAGGGTATAAAGGCGAAGTGGTGTTTGGCCCTAGCGGTCGGATAATTCTCCAAGATCTCAACGTCGCCTTGTCTAGCAATTTTAAAGAGATGCAAAAGAACCGACCAATGTCGAACTTCGTGCAGAACGTCGAAGAATACCGCCCGTGGATCATTGACCTTCTAAAGAACGAGCATGTTGTTTTGGTAACAGCACGCTCTATTGCTTATGAAGACATGACTTTAGAGCGTATTAAAAGCGAAACAGGTTGGATGCCAGACGACTGGTGTTTTAACCCATGGGAAGACCCAGGTGGCAAAGGCGCATTAAGGGCACACCGTGCAAAAGCCAAATATTTAAAGGAAATAATTTTCCCGAAATACGGGGACGACCCGTCAATGTATTTCGCTATTGAATCAAACAAGTTCTCTCGGGCAATGTACAAAGCAAACGGGATTGAGTGTCGTGACGCAAATCGTGACGATTCGCAACCCTGGAAGACTTTATTGCCGTAAACTCGTCCTATGCGGGATGAGACAATGCCAGAGGGGCCGTGGGAATTTGATAAGGGGGTTACCGAAGTGTTTGAGGACATGCTCGAACGCAGCATTCCTGATTACAAAAAGATGCGTACTGCATCATCGGCTTTAGCATTTGCCTCAGGCCCCGTCGATCGTGTTTTGGATATCGGTTGTTCTAATGGCTTGGCTTTAAGGCGACTAGACAAGTATGCAGAGACAGAAGGACACAAGATACATCGTTTGGTAGGGCTAGACGTATCTGAGCCCATGCTCGAGAAAGCGGAAGAAGAGTGTCCCGATAATAACCGTTATTATTTTCTTAATCATGATTTGAGAGAACACTTTCCTTTCCCGCACGAGTCTTTTGACGTGGTTTTAAGCGTTTTAACGCTCCAGTTTGTGCCACTCATCCATAGGTTGAGGATTATGGATGAGGTGCACAGGATTTTGACACCTGGCGGAAGACTGATATTTGTAGAGAAGGTGCTCGGTAACGGGCCATTGGATGAGAACATGGTAGAGGTGTACCACGATCACAAAAGAGACATGGGGTACACAGAGGAACAAATAGAACGGAAAAAGTTAAGTTTGGAAGGCGTTATGGTGCCAATAACATCCTCATGGAATGAAGAATTACTGGATAAGGCGGGCTTTTCTGTCCGTGATTGTTTCTGGCGGTGGATGAACTTCTCTGGATGGGTGGCCATAAAGTGAAAGATCCAGCACGTCCAGCAGGCAAATTGATATTGCCTAAAGAAAAACGAGAGATGCTTCTCAAATTGATTTCAGCAGGGAATTACCAACGGACTGCTTGTCGAGCAGCAGGGGTTTCTGAATGGACGTTTAACGATTGGCGTAAAAAGGGGGAACAGGCACGTGAAGACAAAGAAAATGGAATTGCGCTTTCAGAAACGCAAGAAGAATTACTCTGGTTTGTTGACGAACTTGACGAAGCCCGTGCAAAAGCCGAAGCAGCACTCGTTGCACGTTGGTATAACGAAGCCGCAGATGGAGACTGGAGGGCGGCTGAAAGGTTCTTGGCAAAAGCGTTCCCAGAAAGATGGGCAGATCCTGCAACTCGTTTGGAAGTTACAGGCGCACAAGGAGGGCCAGTAGCGCAACTTTCTGCTCATATGCATGTTCTTACTGAAGCAGATGGTGAGAAACAGCGTAAAGTATTAGAAGCGCTAGTTGAATCAGGCGATTTGCCAGAAAATGTTTTGGAGGCATGGGATGGAGAAGACGGAGACGAGGGACAAATTATCGACGTTGATGTCGTACAAGACCCCGTGCAATCTCCTGATTCCTCACAAGCCTCATCCGAAACAGCAAGCCTTCCTGACGTGGAACACGACTAGGGAAGCATTATTTGGGGGAGCGGCAGGTGGTGGAAAATCTGACACGCTATTATTCGCTGCTCTCCAATATGTTTGTGTTCCTGGTTACTCAGCCCTCCTCCTTAGGCAAACGTTTCCTCAACTTTCCGGTCCTGATGGTTTTATCGACAGAACTACAGAGTGGTTAAAGTCGGTATCTGATTACAACGTAACTAACAAGCGTTGGACATTTGATTCTGGGGCGACGCTGACATTAGGCCACTGCGAAAGAGACGAAGACAGATACAACTTCCAGTCTTTTGCTTATCAATTTGTTGGCGTTGATGAGTTGACTCAATGGGGGACAGACCGAGTGTATTTATATGTTGGTTTCTCTCGTGTGCGTAAACCTAATCCCGATCCTTCGTTAAGAGCCTGCCCACATTGTGGGATGACACTTGCGGACGTCCCATTAAGGGTTAGGGCTGCTACAAACCCTGGGGGTAGAGGGAACGATTGGGTTTATGAACGGTTTGTTTTGAACAACACGAACGACAGAAAGTTCATGCCAGCAAGAATTACGGATAACCCCTCATTGGATAGAGAAGCCTACGAAGCAAGCCTTATGGAGTTAGACGCTGTGGAGCGTGCACGCTTACTAGAAGGCAACTGGGAGGTATCTGAAAAAGGGGGCATGTTCGAGCATGACTGGTTTGAAACTGTTGACAGAGTGCCAGAACTAGATGACATGAAAAAAATTCGTTTCTGGGATTTAGCAGCAACAGCAAACGCTAAAGGCAAGGACCCTGACTGGACAGTTGGTGCACTAGTCGGCATATCCGATGGAAGGTATTACGTTCTAGACATACAGCGGTTAAGGGGAACCCCAGCAGAGGTAGAGCGACGCATTCTTATGACAGCGCAACAAGACGATACAAAAACAGATATTTGGATGGAGCAAGAACCAGGGGCGAGTGGCGTGAACACAATTGATTATTACGCAAGAAGAGTGCTTGTTGGTTACCCGTTTAAAGGGATTAGGTCGTCTGGTAGTAAAGAAGAACGCGCCCGAGTGTTTTCGACCGCATGCGAAATGGGCAATGTTAAACTGTTGAGAGGACGTTGGACAAAAACGCTTATAGATGAGTGTGTCCAATTCCCGAAGGGGAGTCATGACGATCAGGTTGATGCCGTATCAGGGGCGATCAATCATTTGTCAAAGAGGAAAGCCAAGGTGAGATTGATTTTATGAACCCATATGAAATGCAAAGACGGATGGTCAAGGCATGTGCTTTGGCGGATAAAGCAGAAGAACTTGGGTTTTTGCCAGATGAGTTAGCAAACGAACATCCTAAAGCCAGAGAGTCATTGGCTAAGATGTGTGGTGTTAAACCACCTTCGTTGGAAACATGGGAGATGGTCGTAGATCTGCTGGATAAACGTGTCTCTTATGAAGGGGAAGGCGGTTTAGATGATCCTCGGTTTATTCAACATCTGGGCTCTATGGCTGTTGAGATAACTGAAACACTTATTAAACACAATGTCGATAGTGATGAAGCAGCGAACCTTTCAAAGAGTGAAAAACGTCGTGTAGCAAAAATGTCAAAGGCGAGCGATGATGAAAGAACGTTCGACTTGGGACAGAAGTTTTTAGAGATGCGTGAAGAGCACAGGCTTAAAAGAACATGAATACTTTCGTTTCGATTCCCTTTTGGTCTGCTGAGAAATGTGATGCGATTGTGGAGCGGGTAGGGAAAACCGCTGGGCATGAAGTGTTGACTAGCGTTAAAGGGGAAACCCCTGTAGTCGATAAGTCGGTGCGTCAAGCCGATATGCATGGGATGAATGATTCATCAGTAAACGACGAAATACTGGAGTGGGTGTTAAGT